AACCTGGCTTCTGTAGTTAGTTATATTTATAATAAATTAAAGATAAAAAGATGGCGTCATTAAGAAAACGTTTACAAAATTTATTTCGTACTAACGTTGTAGTTAGAAAATACGGAAAAGAAAAACTACGTGTAGTAGATACCAATCGATTACAATCGACAGGAAATTTAGCAGCAACAAAAATTACTGATAGATATTCTAGATTACATGGATCAAATAGACATGGTTATGGTTCATATGGATCTGCATATGGAGGTTATGATTCAAATTATTATTCCCAACAAAACAGAAAACAATTATATACAGATTATGAAATGATGGATAAAGATCCTATTATTTCTTCAGCATTAGATATATACTCAGATGAATCAACATTAGAAGATCAATTTGGAGATATATTAACTATAAAAACAAATAAAACACATATACAAAAAATATTATATAATTTATTCTATGACGTTTTAAATATTGAATTTAATATGTGGCCATGGGTGCGAAATATTTGTAAGTATGGAGATTTCTTTTTAAAATTAGATATATCAGATGAAATTGGTATAATAAATGCTAGACCATTATCTGCGTACGAAATTGAAAGAATGGAAGAATTTGATGCAGAATCAGGAGAATATGATATAAAGTTTAGACATGATGTTAGTGAAAATATGCAATATGATGTTTTTGAAATTGCACATTTTAGAATGTTATCAGATTCAAATTTTTTACCATATGGTAGATCAATGTTAGAAGGAGCAAGACATGAATTTCAAAAATTAACAATGTTAGAAGATGCAATGTTAATTCATAGGATTATGAGAGCACCTGAAAAAAGAATTTTTAAAGTAGATATAGGTAATATTCCACCAAATGAAGTTGATACATTTATGGAGCAAATTATCAATAAAATGAAAAAAATTCCATATGTAGATAAAAATACTGGTAATTATAATTTAAAATTTAATTTAAATAATATGTTAGAAGATTATTATTTGCCTGTTAGAGGTGGAAATAGTCAAACAACTATTGATACATTACCTGGTATGGAGTTTACTGGTATTGATGATATTGAATATGTAAAAAATAAAATGATGGCTGCTTTAAAAGTTCCTAAACCATTTTTAGGATATGATGAAGGAGTTGAAGGAAAAACTACATTAGCATCTATGGATATTAGATTTGCTAGAACAATAGAACGTATTCAAAAAATTATTGTTTCAGAATTATCTAAAATTGCTATAGTACATTTATATGCACAAGGATATGAAGGAGAAGATTTAATTGGATTTGAATTATCTTTAACACCTCCGTCAATTATATATGATCAACAAAAAGTTGCATTAATGAATGAAAAAATTCAATTGGCTGTTGCAATGAAAGATTCAAAATTAGTTTCAGATAAATACGTTTATGAATACATATTTAATATGTCAGAAGATGAATGGTTAGAAGAAAGAAATAATATTGTAGAAGATTTAAAATTAAGATTTAGACAAGCTCAAATTGAACAAGAAGGAAATGATCCTACATTAACAGGCGTTTCTTATGGAACACCGCATGATTTAGCGTCAATGCATATGAGCACTGATGATGTAATGGATAAAGATCAAGGAGGAAGACCACCAGAAGGAATTAAATATGGGCAGCATAAGAATCATATGGGATGGGATCCAACTGGCGCAAAAACAGTAAGACAAGCTATGAGTACAACATTTCAACCAGATCCAAGATATAAATACGCTCCAAAATCAAAAACAGTAGCTACAGAAAACGCTGATATTCTCAAAAAAATTAAAAAAAATAGATCTAAAGTATTATTTGAAAAACAAGAAAAACAAAATGATGCTGGGTCATTATTGGACGAAAACAATATTTTATAATTAACATCATATTTATATGAAAAGAACCATGCACTAACATGAAAAATTTAAAACATTCTAAGTATAAAAATACTGCTATTCTTTTTGAAATGTTAGTTAGAAAACTCACATCTGAAACTTTAACTTCAGACAAAACAGTTACTGTAGAAATTATTAAAAAATATTTTGGTAAAAATACAGCACTTTCAAAAGAGTTACAACTATATAATTCATTGATAAAAGAATCATTTAAAACAGAAGCGCAAACATTAGAATTTATTAGAAGTTGCAAATCAGCTCATAATAAATTAAATAAAAGTACTTTACGAAGACAACGATATAATTTAGTAAAAGAAATATCTGAAAATTTTGATTTTCAAAAAATTTCAAAAATAAGAATAAATAATTATAAAGAACTTGCGTCTGTATATAAAATATTCGAATATAATGATTCAGATAATCCTAAAGAAATATTAGAATGTAAAAATGTTATTGTTGAACATATGAGTACTAGTAAAGATGTATCAAAGAAAAAAAATATAGTTTTAGAAAAATATAAAAATCATGATAAAGATGTTAGATTATTAGCATATAAATTATTAGTCGATAAATTTAATAAAAAATATTCAACATTAGATGAAAATCAAAAAAATGTATTAAATAAATATATTATACATGTTAATGATACTGAATCATTAAAATTATATTTAGAAAGTATATTACCAAATATTAAAAAACAATTAAAAGAACAAGTATCTAAAATAAGTGATCCTGTTACAAAAATTAAAGTAGATAAATTATCTGAAATGCTTTGTAATGTAAAAACAATAAAAGTAGTTAATGAATCACATATTTTATCAATACTTAGATATTTTGATTTAATAAAAGAACTAAAGCAGGTAAACAAATGAAATCATTTTTAAAAGAAATAGAATCAAAATTTGCACATTTACAAGAACAAGATCAAGATGGGGATAAAGACCAAGATTTTGCAGATGTTCAAATTGCAAGAATGGTAGCATCTGGAATGTCTAAAGAAGATGCAATTGCAAAAGTAAAAGGCAAAAAATATAATGAGGAAGCCAAACCTGACTTTTTAGATTTAGATGGAGATAATGACAAAGAAGAGCCAATGAAGCAAGCTGCTAAACAAGCAAAAGCTAATGAAGTTATTAAAACATCAGATCCAGATGCAGCAGCCGAAATGCAAAAAAAGAATCCAAATGTTGATATTGAATTAACAGAAGATGAACTTGGAGAACAAAATGTAACAGGTGCTATAGCTGGATATCAAACACCATATGCATTCTCTACAAAAGCTCAAGCTAAGAAGAAAAAGAAAATGAAATATGAATCAGTTCAAAAAGCAATGGATTTAAAATATGAAGCAATGATTGAATCATATTCTAAATTTGCAACTGGTAATCCAAAATCAACACCATCTCAAACAGTAAATGGAACTATCAAAGAAGTAGCAAAAAAATTACAAGAAATAGAACAATTAGTTAAATATACATCCAGATTAAAAAACGAATCAGGAATAGCTGGATCTACATATGGAAAATCTACTAATACGGCATTAAATAAAATATCTGAAAGATTATTAAAAATATCAGAAAGAGTACGAAGTTTAGGAGAATAATATGAAAGGATTATTAGTAGAATATATTCCATTTAAGCCTGTAGGTCCTGTTAATGAGCAAATGAGTAAACAGTACGGACTTCCAGGTGGATTGGTTGTTCAAGGAGTATTACAAAGAGCTGGAGCAAAAAATCAAAATGGACGAGTATATCCTAAACATATTCTTGATCGTGAAGCTAAAAGATATCAAAAAGAATATATTAATCAAAACAGAGCATTGGGAGAATTAGATCATCCAGAGTCGTCAGTTGTTAATTTAAATAATGTATCACATAATGTTTTAAAAATGTGGTGGGATGGAGATGACTTAATGGGAGCTGTACAAATATTAGAAACTCCTGCAGGAAAAATATTAAAATCATTATTTGAAGCTGGTATTACATTAGGAATATCTAGTAGAGGATTAGGAAGTGTTAAGGAATTATATAAAGAATCTGCAGTAGAAGTACAAGAAGATTTTGAATTAATATGTTTTGATTTTGTATCAAATCCGTCAACTCACGGAGCATTTTTAAGACCAATGAATGAATCAGTAACAAAGTCAAAGAAAAAAAATTATAACAAAGTAAATAATATTATTACATCAATTTTGTGTGATAGTGGAAAATGTAGGATTTTACCATGAAAATAAAAGAATTATTAGAAGCATTAGAAAGAGAACAAGTAGAAGTAACAACTGAACAGAAGCGTGAATTTGTAGAAGCAGTTAAAGGATATTCACAATTAGGAGAATCTGTTTATGGAAAAGGTGATCTAAAAGAATTATGTGAAAAAATAAAGTACATGGTAGAGATGGCTCAACAAGTAACATTGGCAGAAGGCGATTGGTTCGATGGTATCACTGTTAATAGACATATGAAAAGTTTAAA